ATCCAGCGTCATCATCATCTTGAATTTCTTCCTTCTCAAAATTTGTAACTGCTGAAATTGCTATTTCATCTTCATTTTTACTATAACTCATAACCTTATCAGCTACGAATAATTTAACATTTTTAACTAATTCTTCCATAGTATATTCATCACGTTTATCTAAGAAGTCTTGTTTTTCATCGTCAGTTAAATTTTCAACTGTTCTAACAAAAGACGCTTTATCTTTAGATAACTGTTTTGACTTATACTTTTTAAGTTCTGTAATAGTTTTTTCATATTCTTCTTCTTTAGTTTCAAAGGTTTTATTTAATTCATTTTCCTTTTCTACTAAATTAGTCTTGTATGTTTCTTCTAATTCAGACTTCTCAGTTTCCAATTTTTCATGGTTACTCTTCATAATACTATTTACAGCTTTGCCAATTTCTGATTCAAATACTACATGTTCAGTATCATCATTTTCAAAAGCATCTGACATAGGAGTCCAACTAGCTATTGCTTCAAACATGTCTGCCATATCAATTTCAATTTCTTGAGTTTCTGCATTGATTGCGAATTTTACACCATAATCTTTCCAGTCTTCCCAACTTTTAAAATATACAACATCGTCTTTTGTATCAAGATACATATATTTATCATATGTATCACCCCACTCATCTGTGAATGTTTCAAGCGAGATAATCTTTTCTACAAGCATTTCTCTTTTCTGTTCTAGAGATAATTCAAATTCATTTTCTTTATTTTTTCCCATCTGTTCACCTCCTTTATCTTCAACTTTTGAATATTCATTAAACATTTGTTCAAATTGTTCTTTGAATCCAGATTTCTTTGTAAATTTATGTGAGAATTTCTCGATCATCGAACCAGCCATAGCTGGAGCATGATTATCACCTAGTGCACATAATGCGTCAAATGTAGCAGTTGTTATCTCCCAACCACCACCACCGTCTCCTCTATCAATCCAAACGCCATCTAAATCATCTGGTAAGAGTTCCATAGAATGGTTCTTATCTTTATCGAATAACTCAGAACCTTCAAATTTATTCCAAACATATCCATATGTTACAAGGTACTCTTTTTCACCTAGTTCAGTATCAACCATTTCAAAATTAAATTCTGGATTGGGAGGTATAAACCCGTATGGTACTCCAAAATAAACTAACTCTAGCGACTCTTCACCTTCACTATTCTTAGTAACCTTAAAGCCTTCCTCATGTCCAGCAAAATCCATTCCACCGTCTTCATCTGTTGTAAACCCAACGATTGGTATCTTACCAAGGCTCTCATTTGCCATCTCTTCTAGTATTTCCTTAGAAAAGAATGTATTGTTATAATTCCACCCTGTATGAGCAACAAGTATCTTTACCTTGGAAAATCTACCATCTTCTTTTTCATCTTCTACAATTTCAAAATTACATTTTACACTTTTAATATCTAACTTGCTTTCCATTATTCACCACCTTATTTCTTTTAGTCTCTGGCTTCAACACCATCATCTGATAAATCAACTTCATCTTTCTTATTTGTATCGTCCGCTGATTGTTGATATGACGTTGCTAATGGTGTATCCCATGCATCATCAAAACCAACTATTTTTTCAGCTTGCCTGCCGTATATAGCCTCTAGCTGTGTAATACCAACAGAAGCCGATACATAAGAATAATTACCACCATGTTCAGCTATCTTCATATATCTATTATAAACCTCTTCTTCATTATGAACAGTTTGGTTTATGAAGTTTACAGAATAAACGCTCTTGCCTTTTATGTTATTAGCGATTTGTCTATTGAAAAATGCTTCGTATTGTCTGAGTAATTTGAACATCATATTCTCGTCCATTTTAATACTTGCTTTTATACCAGTACTACTAACAGAGCTTGAATTAAATAACATTCTTGATACACCTGCTGAGCTTAATAAATTACCAAAGTGTCTGTCTACTATATTTGAGCTTTGTTCATTATTATCTTTTAAATTCAATACTTCAACATCAAAAGGATTAGTAATGATACCAAATAGACTAGGTAAGTTCGCTGATGCATTTTCATGATAGACTTCTACACCTTCATCAATTAAATACTTATCTGCTTCGCCACCACTTTCATCAATCGGTATTTTCATGTGTATCAATTTATAATTATCACTTCTACTTGCATCAGTTTGTATTTCTTTTATTTCATGTAATCTAACCATGTCTACAAATATACCACTAAAGAATGGTAGTGAATAATTAACTCCAGTATCTAACTTAAATGCAAACTGTTTGTTTACGTTCGGAGTATACCAGTTCGCACTTCTTTTATTATTGCTTAATCTGTTATATGCATTTTGTATCTCTATTGGAAAATTAGATATTGACTCTTTATGATTATTAAAATAACTTAAATCAAACTTATATATATAAACATCACTTTTATCCTTACCAACTATCTGACACCAATCAAATGGAAACTCCATAAGTGTTTTTTTAGTTGTTCCATTGTATGATAATTCATATCCGAAATAAATATCTTGTAATAGTAATTTCTTTGTTATCTCTCCAAGTTTGAGCTTATAATTATAACCTTCAAAATATTCAAGTGTTTTAATGAAATCTTCTTTATTAACACTCTCTTTAGGATTTATAACTGCTCTATAATATAACATATCATAATAATTAATTAATTTTTTATATTCTTGTACATAATTATATAATTTATATGACACATCTTTTATAGCATTTTTATTTTGTTCTGGCAATTGTATTAAGTCTTGAACAGCGTTATCTTTTAACAACTTACTTGAGTTCACTGATGTTCTATGAAAATCACCTACGCCATTTAAAAAATTTGATACATTGAAGAATTTCTTTCCATCAACTTCCGTAATATATTTTTCATAATTTTCTTTTTCAAATGTGTACATCTTATTTGCATGTTGCTCTATATATTCTTCATTCTTATCTGGGAACTGTTGCATTAATCCAGAATATATGTCACTGTATTGAGGTTTTTGAATTTTGCTTGCCAATTCCTCACTTTTCTGTTTCTCTTTAATCTTTTGTTTAATATATTTTTTCGACAAATTCATTCACCTCCTTTACATTTTACCTCTTCCGACTAAACCTAAATATTTCTTCTTATTTCCAGTTTCTTTTTTCTTTTCTAAATGATTCTCTACAAAGTAACACATATATGCTACCGTCATGAATATATCTTTTTTAATATTCGAGTTTGATTGATTGAATGTAAACTTATTTTTAAATTTACCAACTGTTTTACTCTCAATATTCAATGCTTCTATTACAAATTCATTAGCCATAAAACTTGGTAATTCTTTTGTAAGAAATTTATCTTTATCTACTTCACTATAGTCAACTTGTGAACCATTTAATATTCTAACTTTATTCTTCTCAAACATATTTATAACACTTAACGCTATTTGATGTTGTTGCTCAGTCGTTCCATGTATACTAAATACATGTTGTTTATAATTCTTTACATCTTTTGGAATTTTTTCGTTTATATTATAAGCAAAGAACGGTAAGTAGTCAGAACCATCATCGCCCAAATGTCTTTCTGCCATTCCATCTAAGAAATTCCTACCCATTACATGAGCGTCTATTACAATATATCTTGGATTAAATAAGTCATCTATTATCTTTAATTTTAATACTTGTTGTTGCTGTGTGTCAGTATTTGGTATCGGTATCATATTAACTATGGATACTGACTGAACTTGATTATTACTATTAACTGCCACTCTACCAACCGAGCATACAGAGTTATCATTTTTGCTATTATTACTTCTAGCCCAATCGACTGACAGAATATAAAACTCATCTTTGCCTAAATCTTTAGAACGTGAGAATTCAGCTTCTGATATCGTTTTAGCTCTCTCTAATTGGTCTATTGATATTATACTATTTCCAGACCCACCAGCAAATATTGTTTCGTAGTTCATATCCCAAGCAATCTTACTTATTGTATCTTTCTTATTTGCTAATTGCCTTTTACTCAAACCCCTATTCCCAAATACTAAAGGTACTTGGTGGTTATGAGCTATTGAGAATACTCCACTATTTAAATTAGCCATAGTTTCATATGATTTCTTTAGTGAGTGGTGTCCAGATGAATTATAATATCCAGCTGATGATATTGACTTTGTAGATGGGACTATAAATCTATCTGGCTTTAAATCCTTCAAATTCTTTCTAGGAGTTAAAGTAGGAATTATAGTGTCTTCTAACACCTTTGTTGGAGTAAACATTCTTTCATCAAGTATAATCTCCCCAGTCGTAGTTGTACCTCTTGATGATTCTGGTGTGGTATTAGACATCTTGCTTCCATTTGCAAAAGTAATTAATGTATCTTCACTGTCGTGATTATGTTTTATTATTTCATCTTTTAAAAATGAGAACATGTTTATTAGTTCAATAATTTTTTCGTTCAATATTTTAGAGGAATTCTTTTTTGTTAATGCTGAATACTGTACGGAATAATTTGGGAATATGATACAGTTCAAAGCTGCAACTGCAATCGTCTCAAATGTCTTTCCAGCTCGTCTATTCTTTATAGCTGTATATCCCATTCTATATCTATTCATAGCTCTCATTGATATTGCTTGGTCTGGGTCAAACTCGAATTTCTTTCCATCTAATTTAGCCATCAAGCTATAAAATTTATCTGGATAAAAGAAAGCCCAAGCTCTGAACTCTTTTAAGAACCCCATGTGCTTTTTCTCCAATGATGTATATTTCATCGTATAATGTTCCCATACTTCTCTATCTTTTCTTGATAATTCGTCCCACACTTTATCTCTAGCCTCGATTAATTCTTTATCGTATTTATTATTCATAAGCTATTACACCTCTACATCTTTAAGAGATATCTTTCCATTATCTAAAGCATCTGGATATTGTTCTTGTATATCTTTAAACTGTGCAACTATATCTTCATATTTAAGATTATTGACATCTTTATCTTGTACTACCATATTATGTCTTACTATTAGAAATAACATTAAATCTATCTCATCTTGCGGATGGTCAAATCCGAAGTCTAGAAAATTTATTGAACCATTTTCTCTTTCAACTTTTTCCCATAATTTAGTAAGTGTTTCACTACGAGTACCCTTGTCAATATACTTTAACTTCTTTTGAGCGGCGAAAAAGTTACCTTGCATTCTTTTAACATCTAAACTAGCTTCGTCATCAGATAATGCTTTATGATATCTATGTCGCTCTATTGCCGCAAATACTAAATTGTCAACATCTCTACTTGACTCTAATTCTATTGATGGAGCTTCTTTTATAAAATATCTCTCATACTCAACTAGCTCTCCATGATTAAATCCCTTACCATATTTATGTTGTAAGTAGTCAATACTCTTCCATAATCCCGGCAATATCTCTAATAAGTCGTCACCAGCATCATTTATCATCATGCCTATTTCTGTTTCTGATGCAGTTTTAGTTATAAGTGCTTCATTTTCTATATCATCTTCTACATATTTAGAGTATTCATGATATGGCTTTATATCCTTACGCATACCAGCTAACACATTAAAATACATTCCAATTGTAGAACCTCCTGCATTATATGCTGAACGCCATACGTCAATGTGGAATGGTAAATCCATTTTCTTTAATATTCTTTGAAAACTTTCAACGTCCTCAGAACTATTTATACCATTTTTATAACCATATCTAGTCAAACATTCTCTGCATATAGTTACTCTATATCCACGTTTGTCTAATTCTGGTTTTCTACTCATTTTATAAAAATCAGCTGGTTTTAATTGTTTGTGACATTCTTCACAAAAATATTCAATTTTTCGTGGTCTTCCAATTTTTTTTCTTGCCATACTATACATCTCCCTTTTGAATTAATATTAAATCGTATCACACATAAACCTTATTGTCAAGTATATGCACAAAAAAATTTAGATTTTTACAAACCTAATATCAACTACTGTGTACATTATACCATACTTTGTATGCATTTGTCAAAAACTGTTTTTATATTGGTTATTTATAATGCAGTGAGGACTTTTATAAGATATAAAAGAAGTTATATAAAATGAATTTAATATGCCTCACTACACATAATCAAAATGGACACACATGGAAAAGGAGTTTTGAAAAACATGTATGCCCACTGGAATTACTTGGTTATTTTATTTTTAATTTATACTTTAATTTGATAATTAGTACAGAATGAACATACGCTATTGTATATACAGCTCTACGTTATTGTACGCTCACTCTACGTATCATTATACCATATAATGGGTTGTTTGTCAAAAGTTGTTTTTTTAATACTCTTGTAAATCTATATTGAATGGATAAAACATTCCATCTTCTCTAATTACCATAACAGTTTGTGATGCATTTGCTATTTGTTTAACTTTTTTCTTTGAATAATCATTAGCTCCCATAAGCCCACCAGAGTATAATTCTAATTCATTCCTATTTCTTGATATAGCTCTATAGTGATGTAGATGCCCCATGTTTAATATGTTTATCTGTTCACCTAGAATGCTTGAATGTTTCTGTATTTTAGCTCTATCATTTTTAGATTCATCATCTCCATGTACATGTTTAATTAATACACCATTTATTGTTTCTATATATTCGTCATACATATCTTGATGTATTACTTTAAATTTATCACTATCTTTTACTTTTGCAACTAATTCTAAATTTCTAGCTACTGTCTTAACTGCGTGGTCATCTGGTAATGCATTCCTCCCAGTTTTTGTAATTCGGTAACGATCATGGTTTCCCCCAATGAACGCAAGTTCGATAAAATATCCTTTATTAACTAAATCCATACAAAAATCATATATTAATTGTTGTGCGTGTTCGATTTGTTCTGATTGTGTAAACTCTATATCAAATGGTTGTTCTGCTCTCATGGAATAACCTTCTATTAAATCACCTAACATAATTATTGATATTTTATTTGAATTATTAACCTTTGCCAAATAAAGTATTTCTTTCTTAAATTTATTTAATCTCTTCTTAGCAATCTCAAAATTATACTTATTATATGTCTCATCGATAACTAATCCAGTATGCCAATCAGCTAATGAAACCTTTATAACTGTATTATTGAGTTCATCTAATTCAAAATCATTAATATCTGTTAATTGTACTTTATTATTCTCTAACGCTTCTCTATATTCTTCTGCTAGTAAAATAGCTGGCGTTGCTTGTCTCATATACTTTCTCAAAGTACGTTGTTCTTTTCTAGCAGATGTTTTAGCTATATTATATTGACCAATCATATCAGATAATTTAGTTAAATGTGTTTTAGGTGTAACAGATTCTATTCCGTTACTTATTATATCGTTTGAATTTAAATCACTCTTACACTCAATATACCCTTCTTCAAACCCAACGCTGTATCCCATATCATACCCTATATTTCTTTGTGTAAACTTCTTTCTATGTGCCGATTCGTCCCAATCTACATCTTTAAAATCGTTTAATAGGAATCCTATTATTTCATTATTCAACTTATACAAGTCTATGTTTTTATAAAGCCTCATACCATATGTGTCATATGTTTCATCTGATTTTGGCTTCCATCTTTTATCATTCATATATTAAACTCTCCTTTTATATTATTATATACACAATAAAAATGGTTGGATATTCCCAACCACTTATTAAATCTTGTTAAATTATAATGAGAAAACAACTGGTAAATTCGCTAGAAAAATCATTATATAGTTATATGTATTTTCTATTAATCATATTTTTTCAATACTAGAAATATGAAGAAAACTATTTGTTATACTTATGGCGTACCTAGATTGATTTGAACAATCGGCAATGTGGTTAACAGCCACACGCTCTACCAAACTGAGCTATAGGTACATATAATTAGTAGCAGAGGTGGGAATCGAACCCACGTGGGCAAGGATATAATCCTCGATGGATATACCAACATTCCACTCTGCGTTATTTACACACTTAGTGTTAATAAATTATCACAATCTAATTTTTAAATTCAAGCTTCATGTGTATTTTTAAGGTTGAAACTGTTATAAAATGTACAAAACCATTGTTTTATAGTAATTATAAACAGATTTTACGTTTATAATGGGTGCGGAGACAAGAATCAAACTTGCATATATCGGCTTTATGAGACCGATTGGCGAATCAATACGCCACTCCGCATTATTTAGTATTTACTAACCATCAACTGTCAATCCAATAACTATTTCTATATCCTCAAAAACTTTGAACTCATCATTATAATCTAACATATCAATAAAACAAACAGCCTCTTCTATTGTATCAAAACAAGCTCTCTCTTCTGAAAATTTAAGCTCATTATCATATTCATATAATCCAGACTCTAATGCTACATTCCCATATATTGGTAGCCCTCTGCCTTTTTTACAACGTTTAGAGCTGATACGTTGGCATTGATATCAATGTAAATCTTTTATCTGCTTTCCCCCACCAGATAATGTTCCAATCCACCTCAGGGGAACTCGCCCCTTACACCTAATTTCGTGGCTTACTAAAAAACTCTCACAAAGAAACTTCACCACATATTGTTCTTTTTAGTCCACTCCGTTTTTATTGAGCTTTCTGCGAGGACTTAAACGACCAGCTCATTGTAATCATTCAGTTCTAGAAAACTAAATAATTGATGCTTTGCAAATTATTACGAGTTAACTAACTATAATCCTATTATAACACACCATAAATGTATTGTCAAGAACTATTTCAAACTAATTAAAACTCTATCTCATCATTTCTATTAACGCTATAAAATTTAGTCGTATTATTTTCTTCACTTGCAACTTCGTTTAATCTATCTGCAAAAGCATCTTTACTATTTGAATTTCCATGTACTAAATAAAAACCATTATTAGCCTTCACTTTACTGTATACATCGAGCATCTCATCATATTGAATGTGGCTACTAAAACTACTATAAGAAATTTTATCACAAAGTATATCATAATCAGTATCACATATTTTCACTTTGTCATTAGAATTAAATACACGTCCTAAATCAGTGCTTATAGGTGCGTAACCTATCTTGAGTAGTAAGCTTCCACTAGACTCTAATATACTCTGCAAATGGAAGCTAGAGCGTGTGTACGGTACACACATACCACTTGATGCAACTATTATACGTGGCTTATCTGGAGTCATACATAATGCTTCACTTTTATGTGCTGACTTAACCACGTTGAAATTATCCCAATGATTTAATTCTTGTAATTTGCTAAAACTTTTTCTATATCGATTAAATAATTTATATGATAATGGAGAATCTAAAAACACTTCATACTCACCATAATAGTCTTTTAAGTTTTCATATAGAAAATATAATATTTCTGGTGTTCTCTGTAATGAAAAACTCGGTATCAATACAGTTTTATTATTTCTCAAAGTATTCTTAATCTTTCTCATCATGTCGTCTCTATCATCATGAGGAGTTATTTCCTCAGCATCTTTATAACTATATGTTGACTCAGCTATTACAACATTTGCATTTGGTATTTCAGCTCTATCTTCCACAAAATAATAAGGTATGTTGTCACTACCTAAGTCACCAGTATATACTAATCTTTTATGAGAAGTCTTAAAATCTATTACAACTATCCCACTCTTAAATATATGTCCAGCTGGTATATATGTAAGATACATATCATCTGATAAATGGTATTCATTATAAAAATCTAATTCAATAGTATTATTGAATGCCTCTCTTATATCAGCATTATCATATAATGGCTCAAACTTGTCAGTATCATCATATTTATTTAATAATGATGCAACACCTCCTGTTATATTACTTGAATCTTCCCACATATATTTTATAATATGCTTTGTATCCTTAACTGTTATTACTTGACCATTAAAGTTATTCTTAAATAGTAAAGGCACTTTACCAACATGGTCTGTATGCATCTCTCCTAATATTACATAATCAATTTTAGATGGTGCTAATTGATTATTAATAATTCTGTTATCTTTATAATCTTGTATACTACCTTTCCCTTGTGTTATCCCATAGTCAAGTAATATTTGTGTATCTTTATATTCTACTAAAATTTTACTACCAGTGACTTGTTCCGCATTTTCACCAATAAATTTAACCTTGACTTTATCACAAATTTAAATCACCAATCCATTCTAATACAATTATTGTGGCACTTTGCCATCCTTTTCATAATGTTTTAACTTCTCATAAAATTCATCAACTTGTGCATTGTATTCACCATTATATAATTCATAGCTATTAAATATATTAGCAATATTACTATGCTTGTCCAATATGTTCATAATAATATCTAATCTTTCAATTCTATCCATTACATTAGATTTCAATTCACCTAAAGCTTCTTTAATTTCATTTCTTAAATCCTTTTCATTATACTTCACTTAACTCACCTCTCTTCCATCTATTACAATATATTTGCTATTGCTCTATTCCAATATCATATTATGTTGTTATCTTCCATACCATTATTGTATCACAAATTCATGGAAATGTCAAATCTAATTCTTTGTAGCGAACGCAAAGCGATTTTTGCTTTGCATGAATATATATAATATTATAAAGAGATATATAATGTCAAGAACTATATAGCATATACTAACACACGATAAAAGTTACCAGTCTTAAATTTTGATTTGGAATACTCAACACTGTGGGTGTGCATAGTCAGAATATAGGGCATGTAATTAACACCATGCAAAATAACCAAAATAATCCTTGACAATTTATGATTATAATTATACTATGTTGTTAGAAATGATAGATTAAATAGTAAAGGAGTTGAATATTAAGTGAATACAAAAAATAACAAATTTAACATTTTTCCAAATGAAATGGCAGATGGTTCAAGGAATTTAACAAGTATAGATGCATTCGTTTATTTTATAATAAGTAGTAATTACGGAAGCATAGATAATAAAAATATAGTTGCACCAAAACAAATACTTGATGTGCTTGGTAGGAAGCCTAGAAGTGGTGACGGGAATATTAATAACGAAATTATAACTTCTGCTAACACTGTAATAGAAAGATATAGTAGTTCAAACGTAAAGATTAAAAATATTGGTGATGTAAAATTTATTAATAAATTAACAATTCCAGATGGAGAGGGGTTCAGTAGACTTAGACATGACGCTTTCCATAAAATAATGAATGCAGATAAATCAATATTGTATAATTCAGCAATAAAGCTAAGAGCCTTAAACATATTTTTACACATAGTATCTAATATATTCGAAAGAGGTACCGACATTCATGTCGGTGGCACCGCAGAAACTTGCAGGGACACATATAAAGAGTTATCATTTAAGTTTAACATAAACAAAGCAACTGTTAGTAAATATGTCCACAAACTCTATGCGTTAGATGTATTAGCTAGTAATTTAGGAGACCCAATATACTATGCTAAGAAAAATGAAGATGATAGATGGAATAGAGCTAAAACAGTTTATGTAGTTAAAAAAGATGGTTGGGAGGAAGAATTAAGTCAAGGCGTAAAGCAATATAGGTATTCATTAGAAAAGTTTGGATATAAGACAATTGTTAGAAAACACCACTTAACAAATGATTTTAAATAAACCTTGACATAGGCTGATTTTAATGATACAATCATACTATGATAAACAATTGAAAATAAAGGAGAATAATAATGAACGTATTAAGTTTATTCGATGGTATGAGTTGTGGGCAATTAGCTCTAGAAAAAATGTTAATAAAGGTTGATAAATATTATTCATCAGAGAAAGAAGGAAACTGTATTAAAATAACAAATAAGAATTTCCCTAACACAATACAATTAGGAGACGTAGTTGAA